TGCCGTCCGTCAGATGGATCAGCAGATTGTTGATCTCCTCGCCCTTGGGAGTCTCTGACACCTTGTCCAGCTCGTCAAAGTAGATGACCGGATTCATACACTTGGACTTGATGAGGACGTCTACGATGCGGCCCCACGTGGAACCCTCATACGTGTAGGAATGACCATCCAGATAGCTGGCATCCGTGGCACCGCCGAGTGTGATGAAGTGGAACGGCCGACCCAGCGCCTTGGCCACACCGTCCTTAACCAGCGTAGTCTTACCCACACCGGGGGGACCGTGGATGCTCAACACGTTGCCAGCCCCCGCCGGATTCGCGATCCAGTTGCTCACGAACTGGAGAATCTGGAGCTTGGCATCATCGTGTCCGTAGATGGCATCGTCCATGGCCTTGCGTACACCTGACACGAAGGTGTGGCAGGCATCCGCGCCGTCCTCCAGCTTGACCGGTAGATCCTTGTAGATACCAACAGGCAGCTGCGTATAGCCGTGAATCCACTGGCTCGTTTTGTAGTATTCTGTGCTGCTGGGATCAATGTTCTGGAGTGCCATGTATTTGGACATGGCCACGCGCTCCACCTCGGGTGCCACCTCTTTGCCAAGAATCTGGAACTTGAGAGGCACGGCGGGCTCCACGGGCTCCACCTTGTGTCGCAGCTTCTCCAACAGACGATCTTGGGACTTGGGTGTTAGTCCCTTGAAGTAACCGATGTCGCGATCAATGTCATCGGCATTCTCTTCCACTTCAGTCTGAATGAGTTTGACAAAGCGACGGACATTCTCGGGCTCCTTGCTCATCTTGTATTTCTTGGGCTTGGGAGGACCACTGTCACCGCCACCGGCCAGATCGGAAATCAGGAGCTCAATGCCGCCGAGCATGGAGAGACCCTTGGCACGAGTATCATCCTCGTCATCATCGTCCTCATCGTCCTCATCTTCATCTTCATCTTCATCTTCATCTTCATCCTCATCTTCATCATCACCGTCACCAGCATCACCCTCATCATCCTCCTCTTCAGAACTACCGTCGTCCTCCGCATCCTCATCATCATCATCGTCATCGGAGGATGATATAAGATGCTTCTTCTTGAGACGACGGCGCTCTGCCTCAATACGCGCAATCCGCTTGCCCGCTTTCACTGCCGCCTTGCGAGGCTTGCGCTTCACAATCTCTGCGACAGGCTCATCCTCCTCTTCTTCCTCTTCGCTCTCACTAGACTCGCTTTCGCTAGACTCAACAACACGTTTCTTGCTCTTCTTGTGTTTGTGCTTGGGTGACGGAGTCTTGAACTTGATTTTAGGAGATGCCAGCTTCTTGCTTGACTTCTTTTTCTTGGATTTAGCTTTAGCGTCATAGCTAGAATCGCTGCTGCTGCTGCTAACAATCAAGTCACGGATGTTACCATGACTATCAACGCTGCTGTCATCATCAGAATCTTGAGGCTGAGAGCGGCGGTTTGATTTCTTGGGATTCTTGGGATTCTTGGGATTCTTGGGGTTCTGGGGGTTCTTAGGAATCTTGGGCATCTTCTGTTACGTCGTGTGCTGGCCCTAAGTGCTGGCTGGGCTAGGGGTGTCAAACTTTGTCAACAATTGCGATTGGGAACCAAAATAGAGTTGTTAACAAGTTGCTTTTATCGCTTGCTGAACATATCCACAATGTCCATCAGACTGAATCGGGCGCGATTGCTCAGACTAGGTGATCCTGTGCGCTCCATTGCCACACGCACACGTGCCATTAGTGGAGCTGCCTCAGAGTGCAGCTGCTCTTTACAGAGCTTCATAAGTGAGCCCAGACAGTCCGCATACTCCTCACACAACAGCTGTTTGTCCTCTTCTGCCTTTGCGGCGATCATCTGGGACAGAATCACCTCGCAGGTGCGCGCCACCTGATCAGCACCGAGTGCGCCACGGACAGTCACCTCACCGATGAAAGCGGCATAGCCACGACGGAACTTGCGCCGCTCACGCTGGGCCACGAACGCATCGTATCCCTCACTGCCAACAGCGGGTTCATCTCGTGCCTCGTCAAATACCGCCAGAAAGTGATCAAAGATGCGGTGGAGCTCAACACCAAGATGGGGGAAACCAGCACGTAGCTCTGTTAGGAGTTTGGCATAGAGTGCGCAGTAGGGTGGCTCTGCTGCTGCCTTCTCAAAGACTAGCGTGATGAAATCGGTCAAGAAGTCGGTTTCACCACTGTCTAGCAGCTGACCGAGCCACGCTTTGGTGGTCTCGTAGGTGACATCGCTGAACTTGTTGAGCTTGTCACGGATGCGATCCATCATGCGCTCCTCCACAGTGGCATCTTTGCGCCCGCGGTTACCGAAGCGGGGTGGCGCAGTTGCTCCTCCGTGGGCTCGTCCCCAAGAGGGAGCAGGCCGAGCGCCGCCACCACTGCCGCCGCCGCCATGGTAGCGACCTGAAGGGTAGCCGCTTCGCTCACCGCTTCGCTCACTGCCAGAAGGGTGTCCGCTTCGCTCACCGCCAGAAGGGTGTCCGCTTCGCTCACCAGAAGGGTAGCCACTTCGCTCACCCGTAGGGTGTCCGCTTCGCTCACCAGAAGGGTAGCCGCTTCGCTCACCCGTAGGGTAGCCGCTTCGCTCACCACTTCTGCCACCACCATATCCCCTGTCATGGTGGCCACCGCCAAAGGGGCGGCGTCCATCACCTCCTCCCCCGCTTCGCTCTCCCGCTGCTGCTGCTGCTGCTGCTGCTGCTGCTGCGCCCTCAGAGTCTCCCCCACGTCGCCAGTTCATAGCAACACGATTCGTAGGCGCCTCATCCAGCGGCACACGAAGTGTAGCAATTCGCGCACGAATATCCTCTGGACAGGTCCCAGCGCGAAGCATGTATGCCAGCGCCTGATCCAAATCACTTAGAGTGGAAGCAGACATGTCTACAGAATCAGAGTAAGTTGTCTTTATGCTTGATGTTAGAGTCGTCATTGTCGTCGTGCCTGACACAGCCGTGGCAGCCCCGCCCCCGTCAAGTTTTAGTAAGCAGTTGTAAGCAGTTGTGACCAGTTGGAGTGGAGCTCTGCGGAACGGAAACGTCAACAACTGCGACAAGACCAGTTGGAGGGGAGCTCTGCGTCAAGGATGTTAACATCCGTCTGCACGGTACGTGCTAACAACTGCGACGTGACCAGTTGGAGTGGAGCTCTGCGTCAAGGATGTTAACATCCGTCCGAATGTCAACAACTGCGAAAGGCACGTGCTGTTATGGCGCGTCACCAGGCAGATAGAAAATTGCCATGCGCATGTAAGATGTCCGTAACAGAAAAGGGACCTGCTGATGCGGCCTTCCTCGGAACAAACACCCTCCGTGATATGGATATCGGTGCCCTCACCGGTGCCTTCCAAACCTACACCAAGGCCGGCGCCACCGCACTCCGTGCTCGCCTAGAGGCACCCACCGCAGACCCCACCGAGATACAAACACGCCAGACCGAGATCCGTGCCGTGCGCCGCTGTATTCGTGATCCGGTCGTTGCGAAGGCCATCGCAGAAGCCCGCGAGACACTCCGTGATACAGAGGCCGACGTAACATCTATGGCAGAGGCCGCCACCGACAAACGCCACACCGAATACTACACACAGATCCTGTGGCCTCCCGACTCACGCCTGGCCTGGCTCAATCAGATCAGCTGGGTCAACGAAGCGATGATCTTCTTCCGCACGCTGTTTCTACCGGGTCTCGCCGTGTTGCTACCACTATTTGTCATCGTGGCACCACTGGTGATCTATCACGTAGTGCTCAAGAAGCCGCTCTCCATCTCGGAGTATTTCACAATGCTCCAGGGATCACTTAAGAAGGCGATGCCATCAGTACTCGGACGCCCCCGTTTCGCCGGAAAGGGCGGAGCCGCCGAGATGGGAGAACAGTTTGTCCATATGGGTGTGGGAGCCGCGATGTTTATTGCCAGCATCTGGAATCAGATCTCTGCTGCCCGCTCTATGCGCGCCGTGGTGACCGACATGCGCAGCCGCGCTACCTCCGTCCAGCGTTTCACCGCTGCTACCCAAGAGCTGGCCAAGCAGCTCGGAGTGACCCCAACAGATGCTGACACCGGTCGCCCCTGGTCCACTGGCACGCTCGCTGTCTTTGGCGATGCCTGGAACGATCCCGCACGTATTCGCCATCTGTTGTCCGTCGCCGGGCGTTTGGACATGCTCGCCGCGGTGGCAGCACAGCGTCGTGTCTGTTTCCCCAAACGTTCAACGGAATCCCTCCGTATCCGCGACATCTACCATCCCACCATCACATCGGAGCGCCGCGTGTTCAACACCATAGAGCTTACACCGACCAAAAAGCGCCACGTGCTCCTTACAGGACCGAACCGCGGCGGCAAGTCCACGCTGCTCAAGTCGCTCGGCGCGGCGGTTCTCATGAATCAGACCCTCGGTGTAGTGTTTGCCAGAAGGGCGGAGATGCCGGTGTTCGGTAACATTATCACGGCGCTGTCACCCTCGGACACACTCGGTGAAATGAGTCTGTTTGAAGCCGAAATTGAATTCGCCAAGGTGGTGCGCGGTCGTATCACGGACGCATCAGCACCGGTGTTCCTTATGATGGATGAAATCTTCCACGGCACGAATGCCCATGATGGGGTGGAAGCATCGCAGGTGTTCTTGGATGACCTGTATGGGCGGCAGTCAGCATCGGCCGCTCCTGTATTCAGTATTGTGAGCACGCACTACATGGATTTACCACAGAGATATGGAAGCATTAGCGAAGAAGACACCAAACACCTAACACAGAATCTGTGTATGGATGCCTCCGTTGACCCGGCGGATGCCGATCGTCTGATCTACACCTATGCGCTCAAGTCGGGTGTCAACAAGTTCAGCAGCGTGCGAGAGATTCTCCGAGAACGCGGTCTGTTGGGGGAAAAAACACCCGTGTTAGCCAGTAAAGAATGAATCCGCCATCAATGGAGTCCATATTCCTCATTCTCAGTGGTGTAATCCTGGCGGCGGGTGTGCTCTACTGGATGTGGAGCCACATTCAGCTGACGCAGAAGAAGGTCCAGCTCCTGGAGAATGCGGTGTTTGAACTCCGTGGCATGCTGGCGAATAGTGGTGCGAGAGGTCCGGGTGGTAGCGGCAGCGACAGTGGTGGCGGTCATGGCAGCAGTGGTTCTAGTGGAGTCCCGGCAGCAGTTCCCAGCTCTCCTACAAGGCATATTCAGCTGAATGCTGCTGCGTCGGCTGTGCTGGCAGCAAGGGATGCAACGGATGCAAGGAATGCAACGGATGATGAGGACGATGAGGATGGGTGGGAGGAAGCTGTGGGTGTTGCCAATGCTTCCCCCAGTAATGGAGAGCGTGTTGAGCGTATGAGTGTTCCGCTGGATGCGCTTGATACGCCAGTTATTGATACCTACGAGATGTCTGTTGTAGATGACCTACAGCCCGGTGGTCGCGCTGCTCCTGCTCCTGCTCCTGCTTCTTCTCCTTCTCCTGCCGATGTTGACATGAACGATACCGTTGATGACGAACAGCAGTCTGAGAGCTTCCGTCGTCTGTTTGCGTCCCAGGAGGTTGTAGAGGTGCCAGCTGCTGTCGCAGCACCAGCAACACCAGAGACGTCTAAGGTAGTTGCGATGCCGGTCGCAGCAGCAGCAGCAGGCAAGGCTCAAGAGTCGCTTGAGAGCATGCCGGTCAAGGAGCTCCGTCGTCTTGCCGAGCAGCGCGGCATTGCTGGCGCCGCTGATATGCGCAAGAAGGATATTCTCAGCGCTCTCCGTCAGCAGGTGAGCAGCACTGTAAGTCTAACGCTCCCTGAGCCTGGTACTGAGGCCGGTGAGGTGAGGGAGATAACCATTGCGTCAGTCGGCGGTGATGCGATTGAGACTGACACAGCAGAAATCTTGGAGTAAACTAAGGAACAATGGCATCCACACCTAATCCGCACTATGTTGGCGCGCCGGCTCGGATGGCCGATGCGCGAATCTTTACGGACTATCGCGCAAACTGTAAGTTACTGCCGCCTCTACACGGTGGAACATGGGCCGATCACGATCGTCGTGTTGTGATGCGTGCCTCTGCGACCAATCGTATTGCGGATGACCGCCGCAAGGCAGTGCTGCGGGCTGGCGTATCTAGCTGTGTTGACACAATGGTTCCGGAACTCAAGAAGCGTGTCTATGCGTGGAATGGTCCTGTTGGTGAAAAGCTGGTTCAGCCGGTGGGTGTTGGTACGGGGCGATTCTATTTGCCTGGCCGCCTAGATCTGCTGGATGCAGATCCCGATGTGGTGGCACTTGCCACAATCCCACAGTCCATACTGTTCGGCACACACTCTGCCGCGGGAGGATCGTATGTTATACCGACACGCCATGCCATTCTGCCGCCGACCAAGAATCGTTACTCGGGGCCATATGGCAATTTTTGAGAAGACTAACACTTAGCACTCTCTTCCGCTATATTCACTTCATAGACTCATGTGTTTGTAACACACCAGTCTATGTATAGATAACCATGATTTAGGAACTCGTAAACATGCTGTTTAGAGCTTGGGGAACCGTATCAAATGTTCCATTTGACACGTTAACCTACAGCTTTAAGCGCGCTTAAAGCTTAGGGAACCCAACCAGGTTGGCGCCGAGACCGAAGCCGGCACCCTGGCGGGCCGTGAGCCCAATGCTGGGCGCCAGGAGGTCAAGCAGAGCGAAGGTCACGGCGGCCACGATGGCGACGGCCAGGATCTCCTCAATGTTGAGCTTCTTCTGGGGAATGATGAAGGTCGCAAGCGCAACGGCGAGGCCCTCCAGGAAGTACTTGATCGCACGTGTGACGAGCTCAGTAACTGTAAAACCGTCCATCTTATATTCTGGGGAGCGAAAATTTGTCCAACCGACCACTCCTTCAATCAGTTAACCGCAACGACCACCCCTCCCCCCCTCCGCGTTCAGGGGTCTCAATATAAAGACCGGGACTCTCTAGGAGATTAGAATGGCAGCACCTATCACTGAGAAGAAAGAGCGTGTTTTCCTGGAGGGTGACGATGAAGTCCGGGGCCAGAAGTATGTGTGCCTGAGCTTTATCTCGCCGGACAAGGCCCTGATGCGCAACAAGGATATGTTCATGATCAGCAAGTTCCTGGAGTTCTTTGCGCTGGACTATAAGGTGCGCGCCACTGAGTCTTTTGTTCTGGGAGAGCTCCGGGAAGTTCAGAACGTTCTCTCGGATGTTGAGCTGAGCCTGAGCAATGGATCTGGAACCGGGGCAGAGGACAAGGAGGCGCTCCTCAAGAAGCTTACCGACGATGTTGCCAAGATCCGCGAGAAGCTCAGCCGTCGCACGACTGAGGACCTGGAGGCACACGTGAAGGCCAACATGTCGGACTTCAAGGAGAGCGCAATTCAGGAAGCATATGAGCGCTTCATGGTGACCAACCGTCAGAAGCTGGAGGATGAGTTCCACAAGTCGGTGGACTTCAAGACGACTCTACTTGGCCTCAAGGTCCGGGGCGTATACGGCACCAATGAGCAGGCCGTCGCTCGTGCCAAGGCGCTTCACAAGAAAGACCCGTATTTCAACGTCTACGTGGCGGATGTCGGTGAGTGGCTGCCGTGGGATCCCAACCCTGAGGAGATCCAGGAGAGTGAGTATCAGAATGACCAGCTCAACAAGCTGATGCAGGCGTATCGCGAGAACGCGTCCAAGCGTGATGCCTTCTTTGAGGAGGAGAAGCGTCAGAAGATGGCGGAGGCCGCTGGTGCGGCGGCGGCTGCCAAGAAGGCTCAGGCTGCTGCTGGTGGTGCTGCCTCTAGCTCTGTCGCTTCTAGCTCTGAGACTACCGCAGCTGTCTTCGGAGAGAAGGGCAAGGAGCTTGAGGCGGCCGACATTGCCCGCGAGGTTATGGACGGCATTGATGGCGATCTGGCGATCTCGCGCAAGGCGGCCGAGAACAAGAGCGGTGACTCCATCAGCTATGCGTAATCACAAACTTGACCGCTACGCGTAACTAACACCAGTGGTCAGCACGATGTCTATCACTCTCTTTATTGAACCACTTTCAGAAGCATTTGCTGAGCTGTATAGCAACGCAGCAAACGCTTATAATACGACGGCTCCAGAGGAGCGCAATAGTGGATTTGATCTCCACTGTGATGCCGATGACGTTGATAGCACATGGTCGGCTCATTGTCAGCTTGTGAGCCAGGGATGTCGTGCTGCCGCCTACGATGAACGCGGACGCCGTCGTGCCTTCTGGCTGGCCCCGCGCTCCAGTATCAGTCGTACGCCCTTCACACTCGCCAACTCGCTCGGACTCATTGATGCCGGCTATCGCGGTGTAATCAAGGCAGCACTTCGCACCAACGGAAACTCAGAATGCCGTATTGATCACTATGTGCGACTAACACAGTTGGCCGCACCGGATCTGCTGCCGTGGGCCACTGTTCATGTGGTGGATCGGTTGCCGGATGATGTTACAGCACGCGGTGCGGGTGGATTTGGATCTACGGGTACTGGTCCCACTGGCCCTGTTCCAACAGATCACAGCTCAGATACAGCAGGTGTCTCACAGCTAGAAGGTTCGCTCCCTAGCCAGGGAGCTTACCTAAGCCGATCATTGATCAGCGAAGGTTCGTACTTCGGCTAACTCTCTGACACTTCAATCTGAGGAAGATCCTCTGTTTTGGTTTCTGCTACACTAAAGTCTATAGGTTCTGACACTCGTGGTTCTGACACCTCTTCCGTTGTCTCCCATGCGGGTCGTGGTGCGACCGGAGCAGCCTCTTTCCAGTAAGCGGCCCACTTGGCTTCCTCCTTCTCGCGTTCGGCCGCCAACTCTTCTAGTGACTTCTGGATCTTACGCGCCCGCTCCTCATCGGGTATCTTGTAGATGTGGCCATCAACCTGGAAACATGTCTCGCTTAGCGGCACCGTGAACACTGGAGGTGGGAGGCTAGAAGCAGGAGCAGGAGCAGAGGTGTCAGTTACTGTTACTGCTGCTGCTTCACCAGTCCACGCACTATAGAGAGCCGCATCCTGCGCTTCACGTGCCGCCATCAACTCTGCCAATGCACAGTTGTTACGCACCTCCAACTCGGGATCTTCTGCTTTTTTGAAACCAGAACCATCGTTACGACGCAAAGGGCAAGACATTCTTGTCTAATCCATCGCATTTTGTATTTAGATCCTGAGCCTAAGCGCGGTGAACCGCCAACGTATACTTACGCGACCGCCCCCCCGCTCCCGCATCAAACTCGTCACCACCATCGTCATCATCATCACGGTGGTGCGCAGCCGAGTGCGCCCACAGCTCTGGGCTACACAACCGGAAATCCGTGTGCGGAGCCGCCTTATACCAAAACACCTGGTCCTCCAGCTTGTTGGACTTGGCATTGTTATCAATCACCAAACACTCAAAGTTCTCCGTACACTGGTTCATGACCTGGCAGAATGAGTCAAAGTCCGGGAACATACCCGCATACTGTTCGTAGAGTTTGCGTCGGTTACTCACAATGTTCTCGCGTAGAATGAATACATAGTCAATGTTCGTGCGCAGCGCCGGTGGAATACCCATCGCGTACTGCATCGTGATAATGAACATGGTGTGGACGTGACGACCGTTCATGAACAGATAGCGCACATTGCGATCTTTGATCCAGCTCTGATCATACAGACAGTCGTCCAAAATCAAGAAGTTCCGCGGATCCACAGCAGTCGTGCCACGCTCAGCCAGATCCTTGGCGATCTTCTTGCCGATCAGCTTCTGGCGCTTCATGACATTGGCGATGATCAGGGGCGAATATTCCTCGTGAATGAAGATCGGGGGCACAACCTTGCTGTAGAACTGATTGGCACCCTCCGTGCCCGAAATCACAGTGCCGAACGGGATGCCCTGGTGGTGCCAGAGGAGATCCTTGACCAAGAACGACTTGCCGGTCTCGCGCTTACCGATCAGCACTACCACCTTGTCGTGTTTGATCTTGGTCATATCAAATTTCTTCAAACGGAGATTGAATCGTCTGGGACCACCAGCACCTGCTCCTGCTCCCCCTACTGCCGACATAAGCTTGTTGTGGCAAATGATTTTAACCAAAACAAGATAACTTGGATCTCTAAACACTGGACCGGGTCTTCGTGGCATCAAATGCTACAGGTAGTCGCATACTAGACGTGGAGTAGCGCTGTGCGAATGACGGATCTGGCGGATTACCGAGGGGATTAATGACATGTTTGACTACATGAACAGAACTGGATCTTGACACAGTGCGAGTGTGAGAAATCTGACTGTGTCGCTTACGCATCTGCGCGAAACCTACAACACCGGCCACAACAAGCGCTGCCATGGCCACTCCGCCCACGATGCCACCAATGAGCGCAGAGTTATCCGCTACAGGTGTGTTAGATGGAGCTGGAGCAGCGCCGGCCAATGGAGCCTCAGAGTTAACAAGGATTCCACTGCTTCCAACACTGGCAGAAAGATCTGTGATCATGGCCGATGACTCCATAACACTGGAGAATTCCGCCTGTGATAGTGACAGAATATCGGCGGTAGGCTCCACAATGTAATAGTCCACCTGGGCAGAGCTACTCGCTGTCTGAAGAGTACGGAGGCGCCTAGCAGTTCTGCTGATCGTGCCGACAACATAGCAACCGACTGAGCCGTTACTGCTCATATAGAATCGCGCGGCATTGATAATGTTTGTGAGGCCACGGATATCTATGAGAGTGATATTTGTTATACGGATATTCTCAAGTGGGAGGCGCAGTGCGCATGCTAGTGACATCTGGATCTCTTGAATCTTCTCGGGCTGCTGGAACATTGACACGTTCGCGCCTGGGAATTTGATCTGCGACGCAATGTACTGTGGGCGATCTCCTGTGATATTGCGAGAGGGACGCCAAGGAGATGGCATGGCGGTCATACGCATAGGGGGCACCCGTGTTGGAGCCATCATGGATGGCAGAGGCTTGCGCGTGACCCAGACTACATCGGTAGAAGGATACGGTCTGCGGGTAGGCGGTGAGGATGGCTGAGGGCGCGTTGTAGGAGGGGAGGATGGCTTGGTATCATCCGCCGTAGGCTGAGGGCGCATCGTAGGAGGGGGAGACGGCTTCTCTGCCGAAGGGGTGGAAGACGGCTTTGTGTCATCTGCCGAAGGCTGAGGTCTAGGAGATGGCTTTGTGGTATCATCCGTGGGCTGAGGGCGCATCGTAGGAGGGGAGGATGGCTTCTCTGCCGAAGG